ATTACGGGTATTGGCAGGAAGATTACAAAGTCTTGCATATCAACGCTTGGGATTTAAGAAGGTGCTTTCGTGTACGCTAACGGTAACAACTTACTTCCGTACCAGGTGGAAGGGCGCAACTTTCTCGTTGCGCCTAACCCCGGTTCGCTAAAGAATCACAAATACCTTTGTTGGCATCCAGGGACCGGTAAATCGTGCATCATATGCGCGGCGCTTGTTGATTCGCATGTCGAAACGCTTTTACTGATTTGCCCTGTCAGAATTAAACGAACTTGGGCTAAGCATCTCGTTAATTGGGGCGTTGTTGATAATGTCGATGACATCCACATAGTTTGGCAAACGGACGAAATAATACCGATCACGAAGCGCGTTATTATCATCAGTTACGAGTTGCTTTTATCTCCGACGATTCAGAAACAACTAAAAGGAAAGACTTATGACGCGATTGTTGTTGACGAAGCCCATCGCGCGAAGACTCTCACAAGCAAACGATCAAACATTTTATTCGGTAAGGACGCGCTTATCGGATATGGAAGGCTTAAATGGCTTGCTTCCGGTACGCCTATGCCGAACGGGTCAGCAAATGAAATGTACCCCGCCATATCTGCACTATACCCTGAATGTATTGACCGGTGCGATTACGAAACGTTTTTACTTCGTTTTTGCGGTGCCTGGCAGACGTTTAACGGGTATGGAACAGAGCTACATCTTGGCACGGATAGCGACATTCAAGGCTTACGGGAAAAGTTCAAGGGCTTCGTATCCTTCAAAACGATTGAGGAAGTCGCTAAAGATTTACCGCCAGTGGTTGAAAAGCTTGTGTACATCGACATTGGAAGAATAGGCGCTGACCAGCACGATACGCCGATATCAACTTTGGCTAGATTAACGGGCGAAGCGAAGATACCGCAAGTTGCCGAGTATGTAAGCGATTGGCTAAAGCAGCATAACGGAGAACGGTTAATCGTATTTGCGTATCACCGTGAAGTGATTTTACAGTTGTACGCGCTTATCGGGGAACAAGAACCGGAAACATCTTATCTGTTTGGCGGTCAATCTGACTCGTTGAAACAATCTATATTGAAAAACTTTTGTCGGAAAGAGAATTACACTCGTTGTCTTATTCTACAAATCAACGCCGCTGGCGAAGCGATTGACGGGCTTCAACGCGTAGCGAATCACATTATCCAGGCGGAACCTGACTGGTCGCCAGGCGTTGGTAATCAAGCCATAGGGCGCTTGTATCGAATTGGACAAACGAAACCAACTTACGTAACTACAATTGTTGCCGAAAACACTTTAGACGAAACGAAGGTATTTAAATACGATAGGAAACAAGGTATAATAGATCAATACTTTGCTTACGAAGCTGATCAAAACTACACTACAAAGGAACAAACCATGCCGACAACAGAACAGTGGGATGACATTATTGACCTTGCCGACAGACTTGTAAGTATCATCGAACGTACTTACGAGGGAAACGGAACAACAGAAACCAAGCCAAAACAGACGAGACAACGAAAACCGAAAGACGCTGTACCAACTACCGATGCACCGCCCCCGGTTGCGCCTTCTGCCCCGCCTGCGGTTCAACAAAATGCGACTGCGCAACCACAACCGCAACCAATGCAAACAGACTTTCCGAAATCTTTTCAGGAAGTTATTGATTGCGCTAAAGCCGCGAAAGCAAGGATCACACAACAATTCGTGACCGCTCACAATATCGACGGGGCGGAAGCCGAACAGAAAGCGATTGCCTTAATTTCAGCCGACGTTATCAAGCCACTTGGCTACGAAAACCTGCCGCAAGCTGAGACTGATACCCCGCAACGTTGGGTATTAATCATGCAACAATTGGCATCGAAACAGTATGTTCCTAACGGCGTACCGCAAACGGCTAACGTAGGATTCTAAAAACGAGTTTTGTTTATCCCCTTAAACAAAGAGTCGAAGGGGTTACGGTCTTACTCCCGTAACCCCTTTCGATTAACCAGACGAGGAAATAAAAATGGCATTACATCATAAACTAGGCGCTTCGACGTGTGAGCGTTGGGGAACGTGCGCCGGTTCGGTAGTTCTTAGTGCAAAGGCGTCCAAACTACCGCCAAGTAAATACGCGGCGCAAGGTACGGCGGCACATACCGCGTGTTCCCAATGGCTATTAGGCGAACCGCTAACCCTTGGCTGCATGATCGACGTACAGGAAGGCGGTTTTTCATTTGAGTACAGCCAAGAGGATAACGACGGTACAGTATGCTTTGACCATGTTGTTACTTATGTCGAATACATTGAATCGCGCGGCGTAGAACGAATGTTGGTCGAACAACAAGTAAATATACCGGGAACCGATCTTTTCGGCACGGCTGACTGTATCTTGATTGACCCTTACAGCCATATGGAAGTTATCGACTTCAAATACGGTCGCGGTGTGAAGGTTGCGGCGAAAGATAACAAGCAGTTGCTTTATTACGCGGCTGCTAGTTTCTTGTCGTTACCTGAAATCGTGAGAGCCGAGATACCTAAGATCATCGTTACGATTGTACAGCCAAGAGCGCCAGGGGCGGGGATAGAAAGCTATGCGTATACGCCTGCCGAGATTCACGAGTTTATGGGTTGGCTGATGGCGGCAAAACAAGAGGTAGAGATAGCAACGGGCGAATACGGTGATTTGCGACAAGATATGTGGCAAACGCTGTACCTTAAGCCAGGTGATCACTGCCGGTGGTGCCCGGCTAATCCGACTTGTCCAGCGGTACAAGGGTACGTTGTTGACGTTATTTCAGGCGATGCGAAACTTGATTTTATCAATGAAACAGTTAAGCTACCTAACCCCGCTGATCTGCCCCTAGACGTATTGGCGCGTGTATTTGTCGGCGGTGATGACGTGAAAGACTTTATCGATAAATGTTACTCGCTGTTCAACGTTTACGCCAAGGAAGGTATATTCGACCCGGCTGATTTTGGATTGAAGTTAGTCGAAGGCGTGAAGCACCGTAAATGGATAAACCCGGAACAGACAGCTATCGTCTTGACTAAAGATTATGGTTTTACAAAAGAAGCGATTTACACTGAACCGAAATTAAAATCTCCGAATCAAATAGAAAAACTACTAGGGAAAGATGGGAAAGATTTTACGTCTAACGGCGCCATTAAACCAGCAGGCGAAATATCTTTAGCTCCACTGGCTGATAGACGACCAGCGGTTACGTATTCAAAACCGCAAGATGATTTTAAGGATGTAGCACTTGAATATCAATTGACGAAATCTTTGGAAACTGCCATACTAGAATGATCAATTTACTTCGTGCTAGCATAAGAGATTCGGAACTGAACCGGTAAGTTGACTATAAACGAGAGGGAGCCTCGCTAAAAGCTACCGCGTTTTGCCGGTTGTACGAAATGCAAAACAACCGGCGCCTTTACACAACTACGGAGTACGTATAATGACTACTACAGAACGATTTGCAGAACGCGTTATGACCCCCCTATGCCGTTGGGATTACATAAAGGTCATGCCGGAAGATGTCAGAAAAACAACAATCGGCGCTAATCCTCAACCGTTGCCAGAAGATAAATGGGCGCAAGAATTTCACTGCTTGATTCCGAAACAGTTGACCGACCCGAACGACGTAAAAGCGTTTGACGCGTTGAAGCAATTGGTTTTGCGCGCTGCCGCTGCCTTTTATCCAGGCGTTGACGTTAACGGTCGCAAGCCAGATGGAAGCCCTATAATCAAGTTGCCGTTCCAAGACGGTGACGCTTACAACCAGGGCGCGGGCGGCAAGAAACCGCAATACGTCGGCATGGTTTACTTTTCGGTAAGAAGTATCGGCAAAAAACATCACATCAAACCGGCTCAACTGGATTCCAGCGGCGCAATTGTCGATATCCTCGATAAGCGCGAACTGTACAGCGGTTGTTGGGGTAAAGTGATGGTATCAATTTATCCGAACATGAAGGGCGCCGCGCAAGGTTTGAACTTTGGCTTGTCTTCAATGCTCAAAATGAAAGACGATACGCCATTGTTCAGTGGCGGCGCGGGTAACGCGGCTGAAGACTTTAAGGAAGTTGCCGCTGATCCGAACAACCGCCCATCGAATGCGGGTATGTTCACGCAAACGCCGTCAACAGGCGGATTGAATCTAGGTTTTTAGCGCCAAGGGCTAGTGCAAACCCGTACCGCGTAAAGAACGGTTCGTAAGCGCTAATAGGGCAACGGGGGCGTATGGCACTGCCCCCGCTGCCTTCCATTTTAAGGGGATTGCTTTGACTTACGTATTCTGTGACTTTGAAACTAAATCAAGAGCCGATATATCGAAAGTCGGCACCTGGAATTATTCGGCTCACGAGAGTACGGATGTTTTGATGTTTGCATACGATGTACGCCACACAACGCACGGGTACTCGACCTTGTGGGTACCTGCCGACAATGACGAACTGATACTCTATGAACTAGCCAAGGATGAAACTGTAATCTTTGTAGCCCATCATGCGTTTTTTGAACAAGCGATATGGGCTAACGTGATGGTCAAGAAACACGGTTTCGCCCCGATACCCCCGCACCGTTGGCGATGCACACGGGCGTTAGCTTGGGCGCACGGTTTACCGGGCAACCTTGACGGTGCGGCTAAAGCGCTTCAATTGAAATCACAAAAGCGTAGCAGCGGCAAGGAATTGATAAAGTTTTTCTGTATTCCTAAGACCGACGGAACTTTTAACGCGCCTGCCGATCACCCTGAAAAGTGGCAAGAGTTTTGCGGTTACTGCGTTGACGACGTTAAAACAATGCGCGAACTATTTGAACGTCTTCGCCCGTTACCAGGTCGTGAACAAGAGGTATGGACCGTTGACCAGATAATCAATCAACGGGGCATTCAGTTAGATATTCCATTGCTTCAACGTGCTCAACTGTTTATCGAATACCAAAAGTACGAAAACAGAGTTGCGTTCGAAAAACTTACCGGTCTTCCGAGAGCCAGTCTACGGGCGCAATTTCAACAATGGGTAAACGACCGTAATAAATACGATAAACCTGATTGTGGATTCGGTATCGCTAACACGCAAGCTGGAACAATCAAGGCGCTTCTAGCTAACCCGAATACCCCGCCTGATGTTATCCAAGCCACTGAACTTTATCAACAAGCGCAAAAATCATCGTTAATCAAATACGAGAAAGCGTTAACGATGTCCGATGCCGACGGTATCTATCGCGAGGTAGGCAACTATGCCGGGGCGCATACGTTACGTTGGACTAGTTGGGGCGCGCAATGGCAGAATCCACCTAGACCGAAACACAATATCGAGAACGTGATTCACGCCTTACGCACGTCCGATTACAAAACGTTTGAATGGCTGTATGGCAGTGTCACTATGCCGCTGTCGTCAATGATTCGGGGGCTGATCATTACCCGCCCCAATTGCAAATTGTACGTTGGCGACTACGTACAAATCGAAGCGCGCGGTTTGTCTTACCTAGCTGGCGATGAAACGAAGCTCGATTTTTACCGCCAGGGATTAGACGTTTACAGTGAAGGCGCTAAAGAAGTGTTTCAGTGTGAAGTGTCTAAGAAGATAAACCCCGATAAGCGGCAAGCCTACAAAGTTTTAGAACTGGCGAACCAGTACGGCGGGGGCATTGGCGCAGGCGCAAACTTTTCTAAGCAATACGATTTTGACCCTGAACCGTTGTACGATATTTTGTGGAATGCGGCTAGTCCGATGGTGCGAGGGAAAGCGGAATGGTCGGCAGATAGGTATGAGAAGACGGCGGACCCTGTTGATCGGCTATCACGTAAAGCGGCGCTAGGGATTGATGTGTTCAAACAGAAGTGGCGCGCGGCTAACCCGTTGATAGTGAAGTATTGGAGTGATTTAGAGAATGCAGTCAAAGCCGCCATCTATTCTAAAAAACCCGTGGTCGTTGGGGCGGTTACGTGGTTCGTCGATGATATATTTTTGTACTGTCGGCTACCAAGCGGACGTGACATTATCTACCCGTACCCCGACGTTAGTTCAGACGGAACTATTAGCTACTGGGGAGAAGACAACGGTAAGTTTGTCAAGCAATACACTTATGGGGGGAAACTTAGCGAGAACGTTACTCAAGCATTCTGCCGTGATTTTCTAGCTTGGGCTATGGTCGATCTTGAAGCGGCTAACTTCCCTGTAGTTCTTCATTTGCACGACGAAGCTGTATGCGAAGTTCCGGTATCAGATGATCGGTTTGACGAATTTAAACGAGTACTAGGACAATCGCGCCAATGGGCGCCAGGGTTCCCGATAGGCGTAGATAGTTGGCAGGGGGTAAGATATGACAAACGTTGACGAATGCAATTGTGTAATGTGCTCAAAGAGGCGAAGTAGATGGGTAAGTCAAAATACGATGGAGCGGGAAAAATTAGGCTTGACCACGATCAAAAGGTCTTGGTTGCGCTCACTATGGTTTGTGCTATGGCGCGGCGCATTGAGCTTATACATGATATTACGGCAACCGAATCCGAAATCAAAGAGCGCGAAGCCCTAAATAAATGGTGGATGGACGAGTTAACCGAACCAGGGCGTAATAAAATCGAAGCCTGGATGCGCGCGCATATGGAACCGGGCGAACCGAGAACAAGCCAGGAAGCTATACTGATCATGGTTTGTTGTTACTGCCGGATGATGCAGTTACGCTATACGCCTGAGAATCAACGGTCTAAAAGCGACTACGAAACATGGCGCCGACTTGAATACGACTGGTCCGACGGTGGACAAGCCAATCAATTCAAAGTCGTTAAATGGGTGAAAGAACTGTATAAGGGTTACGATCAATTGACGGTGTTGTTATGATGACAGAAGCACAATTAATCATGTTCAAGTGCATCTGTGCCTACGGGCGCATATGTGAACTGCAAGCGAAGCTAATAAAAAACCCTTGGGAAATTGAGGAAGAAAAGCTGTTAGCCGAATGGTGGCAGACTCTTAACTTGGCTCAACACGCGAAGATAAAGAACGTCATGCGGCGATATTCGGTACAAGCGCAAATGTTGGCACAACGAAACATAAAGGATAAAAAACATGACGCCTAAATTGATCGGTATAACTGGCTACGCAAGACACGGCAAAGGTTCAGTTGCGAAAGTATTAGAGGCGCGCGGTTATACGGTGCTTAGCTTTGCTGAACCTGTTAAGCGCTTCCTATTGGCTTTGAATCCGTTGATAGAAACCAATATATCAAACGACTTTTACGGTCGTTCTCGTGAAATAGAAGCGCTTCCGCCAGTGCAAGGGCATTACGAGACGCCGTATAGCCGGGGTATTCGGTTATCGGTTCTCGTGGCTCACTACGGCAGTTTAGATAAGGTAAAAGACGTGCATCCCGACGTTCGCGCTTTACTTCAACGCCTCGGTACGGACGCTGCTAAACCGATATTCGGTAACGATTGTTGGGCAAGACGCGGTATCAATAAAGCGCATAAAATTATCAGCGAAGGCGGTAAAGTTTGTTTCGACGACGTTCGTTTTCCAATTGAGGAAGGCGAGGCAATCCTTGGCATTGATAACGACGATAGGCTGCCAGATTTACGGATAAAAATAAATCCTCAAATCTGGCGCGTAACCCGGATTGACAGCGAAGGTAAACCGTTCGACAATGGAATTGATACTGATCATCCGTCGGAAAGCCAAGTAAAGAACTTTGTACCGGACGAGGAAATATTGAATGACGGAAGCCTTGACGATCTAGCCGCTAAGATAGACGAGATACTTGGGGTTAAAGCTACGTTATGAATGATCGATCAGCTAAGGTTAAGATTGAACACGAGATTAAGTTAGTACTTCGCGGTGATTTAACGGTTAGCGATGCAAGTAACCGTATAATGATCATCGCTCAACTATGGAGGCGACATGCCAATAACAGCACACACGATAGCAATGTGCCAGCATTGCGGGAAGACAGCCAGGGGGCTAAAGGCGATAACTAAAGACTTTGGTACTAGATGCGAAGGTCGTTTTCCAGCGCCTCAAAGTCTATGCAAGCCTTGCCGTTCAGCCGATGCCCAAGCTAGACGGGAAGCTAAGAAGAAACAGAACGCTAAGCCAAAATACAAAGCGAAAGCAGTTATAGGGAAACAGTTGACGCTTACGGAACGGTACCAACTGGAAACAGGCGATACCAGAAAACGGGCGGTACAGCACATGAAGAAAGCGCTAGGGCTAGCATGAGCGCTGTTATATGGGCGTGCGATCCAGGGGCTGATGGCGCTTTCGTGCGTATGCAAGACTTGGCTAACTGGCGCGTGTTCTTGACGAGAAACGGCTATCGAAAAGCTTACGATTGTATGCTAGTTGATCAGTGTGAAAGCCAACGGCTAGACATATACGCCGTGTTTGAAGATTTGAACATGCGATTCGGAGATTTGAAAAAATCTAAATCGATATCCGAGATGCTTAAAAATGCAGGACGCGGGCTATGCTGTTTCGAGTTAGCTACCATAGCTGTAGAAACTGTACCCCCGACAACCTGGCAATACCCGTTCGGTCTAGTCGGCTACGAGTACAAAGAACGAAAGAAGCTAGCCGTTAAGCTAGCGCGCTACTATTTTGGCGATGCTACCTTAGCCGATGCCGACGCCAAGCTAATCGCACTATGGAAATATTGGCAAATTAACGGTATCGAACCGCCAAGGCAACCGAAAGACGTAATAACGAAATTAACGATCACGAAGGAAGTAAACCGCTATGGCAATGGACAATGCATCAAACCGGATAGTTAGGTTCCCACAACCCTTATGGGATGATATCGAGAAAGCAAGCGGACTACAGCATAAAAGTAAATCGCAATGGATACGCGATGCTTGCGTAACAGAGTTACGAAGACAACAGGGGTCTAAAACGGATGCGGTTTTAAAACTGCTACAAGATTTTAAAGATATGGATACTGAAGACTTATTTAAGAGGCTGAACAATGAAGATAAAAACGGATAGCGGGTTATGGGTTGTCGAAGCCCGTAAACAGGAAGGGAAGGTCTTTAGTTTCACTATCACGTTTTACCCTGAAAACGGCGATACGCCAATGGAAGTTGTACCGCCTTGTTTCAGGATGAACGAAACAACGGAAGACGATATACGGCAACTGGTCGAAGGGTTGAATGCGTAACAGGGAGTGAAACGTGACCACTGAAATGGAAAAACGGTTCAAGCGGTATGAGGCAGTGACAGATTTATATCTGGTGCGCCGAACGCCCGTAATTGCCAGGCTTGATGGGCGAGCATTCCATACACTGACTCGCGGTATGGAAAAACCATTCTGCGACAAGTTTATAGAAGCCATGCAATTGACAGCCTATGCAGTCGCAGGAGCAATGCAGGGATGCCGCTTGGCTTACGTGCAATCTGATGAAATCTCATTCCTCTTGATTGACTACCACACGATTCAATCAGAGCCTTGGTTTGATTACCGAGTCAACAAAATGACATCAATAGCCGCAAGCGTTGCCACCAGGGTATTCGGTGAGAAAATCGGGAAGCCTTGCGAGTTCGACGCTAGATTCTTCAACCTTCCAGAGAATGACGTTTGCAACTACTTCGTTTATCGCCAGAGGGATGCTGAGCGAAACTCGTTGAACATGCTTGCCCAGGCGCATTATTCGCAAAAGGAATTGCTGCGTTGTAATGCGATGGACATGCACGAGATGCTTCACCGTAAGGGCGTTAACTGGGCAAACCTGCCAGAGCACTATAAGCGAGGATGGGCGATCCATCGGGACGCAGAAGGCTACTGGATACCAGGCGCACCAGAGTTTTCAAAGGACCGAAATTACATTGAGAGTCTTATACCGACTGTCTAACTGGGAGTTGAGCGATGGAAAACCCCTTTGTGCCACCAGAGCCAACAGAGATCGATAAACTCTGGGAGTTGTTCTGGGCAGTCAATGAGTACATCAATTCTGATGGCTCGTTCGACAAGATTGATGATACGTTCCAATGGCTGAATGATTGGCTCATGGAAAACAGCGACCCTTGCACACCTTCCCGTTGAGGCAGTTGAATGAAACTGGAAATAGAGTTTGCAGAATTCAACGCTTTGAAATCAGGCTTCTTGCTCAAGAAAGTAATGCTTGGCAAATGCCCAAAGAAAGGCGACCACTTCTTGGTATTTATCAATGACGGTGAAACGCTGTCACCTGAGAACCTGATGGAATGCCAGGTTTATTCAAAAGAAATGATTGGGTGTGCGGTGCCAAAAGCCTATCGGGTGATATTCGGCTCATATCCACAGTGTTAGAACATCTTACGAATAAACAGTTAATCCACGCCACGATTCATTATGGCGTCAACGCTTTTAGTCAATGCTTTCTTCTGGCTTGCGCCGAACAGTACGCCGATCATAGTTACGAACGCGCCGAATATTGTAGTAACGATTGCGGTATCCACGGATGTACGTCTTTCGTACCAGGCGGTCAACATAAGAAACGCGAAAAACGACATGACCATCAAACACAAACAGACGCCACAAAATACAGTAAGTATGTGAAAGGCGTCTGCTTGGCGTAGTGCCGATTTCGCGTGTAGCACTAGAGCCAGAACCGGACGAATCGGACGAAGACGAAGAATAAATAGTTATTCGTTTTTATCGGTAATCGCCTTGCGCATATCTTCTAGCTTGGCTTTTACCCGCTTCGATTGTCCTACGCCATAGAGCGCCGTCATCATCATTACCCATACGCCCATAACGGACGACCATAACATTGTATCGACGGTCGGTTTCTTTTCGTACCAAGCGGCTGCAAGAAAGAAAGCCACGAAGCCTAGCGCCGTTACGCATACGAACACAGTGCCTATTACTGTAGAGATAGCAAAACCACGTTCCCTGATTAAAAGGGCTTCCGCGTAGTTTTCTTCCAACCGGTGCAACCTAGCCCGCGTTTCTTCTGTCATCCGTTTCGGCGGTGTTTGGTCCGGCATGGCTATAGTTTCCCGGTGCTGGTAACGCTACTATTATCACCGTCCAGCCTAGCGAAATCAAGGCGAAAGCCAGCATTAGTACTTCTGATGGGGTCATACATCACCTTGTTTGTTAAAACTCCCTACAATCATATAGCACTTAGTCGGTTAAGTCACCGCTGCTATTTTGAACTTATCCACAAATTTTTTAAACTTGTCGTAGTGAGTGTAGCCGCCATTGACTAGGCGCCTTACTTTTCGCCAGCATTCTTCCTCAGGAAAAGCGTCGCTCTGGTTATAGGCGCGGTCTGCCCATACATCTAAGCCTCGTGATCGGAGGTACCAGACAAGTATTTTTACAGCCGTTTCGTCTTCTAGCGCTTTATCAGGGTTGTTAACCAAGTCGATACCTAGCGCCTTTCCGGCTTCCGTATAGTTATGGCGCCCAGTTATCTGGATAAACCCGCGCCCGCGAAACTTATAGCCGTCGCCTGGTTGAACGTTGCCTAGCGCCTTACGTCCTTCATACTTGGCAAAGTACTTAGCGTCGCCTTTTTCATGAACAGGCTTAAATAGCCCGCATTCAACGCCAACGGTGGCAAGAACCGCAACTTGAAACGACACTTTGTTAGTGCCGGTTCGTTTCAGTTCTTCGATTATAAGCGGATAGTATTTACGCGTATTGGCTATCGGAGAGCCGATTATGTTGGTTATGTCTTCCGGCGTTATGGTCATGCCTTAGCTTCCGGGGGCAGGATATCTACTACCTCGCCGCCTACCGCTTTCAGTTCAGCGATTTGTACAGCGGCGCCTTTCTTATCTTTGGCAAACTGTTGAACAACCCAAGCTAAGAACTTTTCCCAGTCGATCAACTTGGCTAGCTCAATCAAGAACGGCAAAGCTTTAATTACGAACGGTGCCAATTGTGCCACGTCTGATTTACCGTCCTTTGTCAAATCCAAGTCGTTCAGGAACTTGACGAAATCTTTAGCCGGACCCCGAAACAAAAACGGAATGTCATCAAGAATCTCTTTCGGCAACTCAAACTGAAATTCCCCAGCTTCGTGTTTAACTTTACTCACTGTCCGGTACCCCTCTTATTTCTGTAAGTTCCCAATAGCCGTTGCCCTTGGTATTTTTGCTTGTCCATTGCCAACGTCGAATAACCGTTTGATTACCGTCGTCGTCAACGTAACTAATATACACTTGATGACTGTAACCGGCAAACTGCGCTTCCGGTTGGTATACGCCGCGCGCCCATCTCGCCGCAACCAACGCCAAGGCTACGGTGTCTTCCGGTTCTAAATCGAAATTCGGGCGTTCGTATAGATCAATCGTTGTAATGAATGATGGCATCGTTTTATCTATGGCTCATGTTTACGACGCTAACGCCAATTGACTTAACGGACGCCGTAAGCGTACGGCAGATGATAAGCCAATCGAGGAAGTCGGTAGCGTCCGGCAAGTTTGTTGTATGGTCGGCTACCTGTACGCCGTCGATTAACGCTTTTACATGTCCGCTTTCAGACATGTCAATCGCCATCACATAATCGGTTGCTGCTGTAACGGCTACCGTTGTTGTCGTTGTTGTCGTTGTGCCCCCGGCATCACAAGTAACAAAGCGCCAGAACGCCGTACCGTCGGCGCCAGTGTCATACCGGAATGCTGCGGTACTGCCAGTAGGCGCGCTACCTGCCCGCATGGCGTTACGCTCGTTGCAGTTGAATCCAATCCACATACGTATGTTTGTTACAGCCGCGCCGGTAAGGATACGGGTTATCCATATCGGTAAAGAGTCTCGCCTAGCCGCTAAGTCATCGGTAGTCGTGTACACGTACACGTCTTTGTTAATTGAGGCAGTCGTGGTCAACACAAGATAGCTACCGTTTGCATTGGCAGCGTCTGATGATGTACCGCTAGTTTTGGCGTTCCGGGCGCCACCGATAACGTAGGCGCCCGGTTTAGCTAGAAACCACGTTTTCATTCCGACCGGTTTTGACGTCGGACCAAAGAACGAATCAGCGAGTACCGGCGCCGCTGGTACTGCTTGGAAAGATGCATCTACACCGGTTCCGTTACTCGTCAACACATGACCGGCTGTACTGGTTAAATCGCCAATGACTTCTAGTATCGGTTTAAAGTCGGATGGGGCGCCAGTTACACCGGCTAGCACTTCACCGTTAATGCCCGGCGCAATAGTTCCTAGTGCGGTTCCGTCTGTCGCATCCCAGTAAACTAGACCGTCTTGATCTGTTGTGCCCGGTACGGTCACGGTACCTAAATCGAGAACAGGGATACCAGTACTGACTACCCATTGCCCGCCACTGGCTTTGATGATCGTGTCATCGGCGCCAGGTGCCAAGCCACTGCCAAGAGTAGCCGGGTTATCAACTGTCCATACAGGGATTGAACCGATGGCAGGCGTACCGGTTTTCAGTACTGTACCTGACAGATCTAGTATGTCGTCGATCTGTTCTTCTAGTCCAGGAATAACCGTTTCAAGAATGAAGTTGTTTGTATTGTTCAGTTGTTGAATCTGGATTGTTGCTTTGTCTAAAGCCGTCTCGATTACTTCTGCTTTCAAGTCTTGTTGCGTGATCAAGTCTAGTTCTTGAAAGTAGTCTTCCAGTCTGTATATATGCAGTTCGTCACCGTCGTCTTGCGGGGCGTTAAGCGTTACCGTTCCACCCACCCCGTCGCTTTCAAGTACGACCGTGTAATCCGTACCGTAGGTCAGGGTTACGGCGTCTGTAATATTTACGACGACTACCGATTCTTTTGTTATAACGCGGAATGTAAAATCGAAATCAACGGTTGAGCCGTCCGCAAAATAAGTCGTTTCGAAATCTGTTGTTGGTACGGTCATTGTTGCCCTGCCTTCTTACTACGCTCTTGTTCTACTTTCATACGCTTTAATACGAGATTGATGATCGGGGATACGTTTAGATTCTTTAGCTTCGGAACAAGTAACTGAACAGAACGAGCGAAATACTGTCCGGCTTGTACTAAATCTTTATCGCGGTCTTTAGGCGTCTCACCTGGTTCATTTACAAATATATCGTTTACTTTATCCTGTAATTTGTAAAACGCCATACTGAGATCAAGAACAGCGGTTGACGGGGCGAAAGCGTATCCCTCGCCCTTTTCCCCGGTATATGCGTAACGGTACCAATTGCGTTGATTAGTCAACAGCATGTCCGTCATGCCCCCAAAAAACGGCATACCTGAGTCAACGCCAAGGTCTAGTACCGAACGGATTAACATATCGTCAACGGCTTCATTTACTTTCTTACTGTCCGCGCCAACTAAAGCCAAGGTGGCTATAGCCGCGCCCGCTGTCATTATCCTAAAACTGTTTTGCATGGCTTTTACGGCAAGCACCTTTTGACCGTAATCGAGAGCGTCTTCTAAATTAGCTTTACGCGCAGCGGCTTTAGCTTCTGCCGGTGTTGCGCCGCTACTGATTTGTTTTCGCACTACCGCATCGTGGATCTCGCTAGCGTTAAGCACGCGGCGTTGCGCGTCTTTCATTATCTTGGCGGATTGTACGTTTGCTTTAGTAAGCATAGTAAACGTCGGTCCTTTCTCAAGTTCGGCTAGCGTCTTCTGGCTTTTCAACGAAGACGATTGATGTTCTTCTATAATTCTATCCGCCAGAAGTACCGCCTCTTCATGCGGCATGTTTTGTTTTCGGAAGTGTTCATACACGGCGAAACCGCCGATTGTTGTGTGTAGGTTGTCGGGTACTTTTGTTGGCTGGCGAAACAACTCGGTAAACGTCATTTCTTTATCGAGATCGAGTAATTCGCGCGGGTCTTTCATTTCCCACGCCTCCGCTAGTTCTTGGCTAAACCCTTCACGACGAATGTATTTAGACTTAGAATCTTTCACAAACCGAGCTACGGCGGGGTCTTGTATAACTACCCGTCTTGCTGAGTCTACGATCATTGGGAAAGGAACGTATGCAGCGTAGCCCATTAACCCGGACACAAGCTGCTTGGGGAACTGCATAACGTTTCCGGTCATAACGTAGTTCGCGTATGTGTGAGCCAAAGGATCAAGATTGAATTTCTTTTCTTGAACCATTCCCATTTGATGATCACGCATACGCTTGATGTCGTTATAGAAATCAATGCCAAGAGTGTCTTTTACGGCTTGCTTAAATTCAGGATGATCGATGGTGTGATTCAGTTGTCGCGCTTTCGCTTCCATCGCGAAATAAAATTCCATAGCCCGCGTATACGCCATGGCGCTTTTAATTAACCCCGGTCCTAGCTCGATAGCGGTCGGACCCCCTTTGGCTTCTTTCAACGATTTCGTAAAGTGCTCTTGTGCCACAAGAAACGGGGCATCGTCTATACTTGGCATACCTTCACGCTGAACGTGCCCGCTGTACTCTGGATCTTGCGGTAAGTCTTCGCCAGTCTTTAACAGATTACCGTCACTAGCGCGCGCGTGATACGGCTTGTAATACCGCTGCTTTATGTTTTTTATAAACTCCATATGCTCAGCGGATAGCGACGATTTGATAACGTCGTAGCTGTTATTAGGTCCGCTAAACGTATACCCTTTCGTGATCAAGCCAAGCCTGTTTTTCGGGTTTTCCATTTGCGCGAATAGTTCCATGCGGACATCATCGCTACTTTCTAACGCCGTTATCGTGGCTTCGTAAATTTTATTTTGTTGCGCTGTTTGCGGTACGCTTCCTTGGCTGTTCTTATACTGTTCGGCTACTTGCTTAGCTTTAGCGCTTCGATGCTCAACAGTAACTAAGGCATCCAAAAGATAAGGATCAGCGTCATTCGTAAGCACTTCGTACAGGTACTTATTCATCGTTGCAACGTTCTGCCGGTAAGACATATCCTCGTCGGCAATGCTAAGTATTTCGCCCGCCAAGTCTTTCTTATCCGTAAACTGAAGTAAAGTGTTTTTAATAGATGTCCACGGGCTATTAGCAGTTGTGCCGCCTACCGGGGATAGTTTCATCTCACCGGGAACCGGTATAACGCCTTGCATCATCCCGGTACGACCGAATAACGTAGCTTCGCGTTTCATTCCGTCCGGCGCTAATTTCGTACCGTTACGAACGGCTTCTATAACTGTTTGCGTATTCGTTTCCATCTGCTGACGCTGCGCTTGTTGAATGGTTGCGAAGTTCTGTTTTATTTGCGCACGCTGCAACGGGGTTAACAAATTCAATTTCGGCTCTTTACGTAAACCTTTCTCGACTTGCTGTTGTTTCAATGCTTGGCGCTTAGCTGACCTGTTTGCGTATACTTCGTTTATCAAGCCGTCAACAGACTGCGCAAACGCCGGTATCTTACCAGCGGCTCTAATAGACCCGGCGCCCGCGTAACTAGCGCCACGAACAGCCGCGCCCGCAAACGTACCGACTCGCGCGCCTTGTGCCGCTGCTTCAGCTAACCTTGGCGTTGACGATGCAATACGTAAAGCAAACGACTTGACCGCTTCTGCTATTTCGTCTTTCGTTATCGGCGGCTTGTTCGCGTGTTCAGCGAACCATTCCCCAATTACGTGCTCTAATTCAACTACCCCGGTTATAGCGCCAGCTTGTACGCCGCTCATTAGCGCTTGTGGTACAAAACTTTCTGCCATGCGTGCAAACGTTCGCTGTGTAGCCGGATTGAGTAACGCCGTTTCAAATGCTTTACCTGCCATCTTGCCGTAAGTGTGAACAGGGATAGCGTAAGTCAACCCTTCCAAGAAACCCCCGGCACTGGCTATGTCACGGGCGGTATCGTGGTCATGTCCTAATTTACGAAGCGTTTCGTACTGCCTTCCTTTTGCCAGTTTACCGACGAACGTAGAAAAGCCAACTGATCCCCCGAACGCTGCCATAGGTCCGGCTACTGGCGCACCTACGCCCGTTGCAAGCGTAACCCCGCCCGCGACGGTTGCAGTACCCGCGCCAACGGGGAGAGCCGGAGATATCTGCCCGATTGCTTCTGCCAACATGCCAGGGGTATCGAGCGCTAAGCGCCCTAGTGATCCGTAGCGGTTTTCCCAGTTCGCGGATATGATGTCTATCTCTTGATCACGCAATGCTTGCGCGCGTCCGGGTTCGTATCGCTTTTCAATCGTTTCAAAATCCTCGTCACCGTCTGCCGCGTTTAGCATGTCGTAGTCTTTTACCGCCGCCTCGTACCCGCGCCCGGTCATCAAAGCCGTTTGGCGAAACAACTCCTGTACGGGCTTTGTTACTTCTGCGCCGAAACTAGTATTCTCGATCTTCCCGTCAAGGGTTATAGGCTTGTTTCCGAAACTGCCATAAGCGCGCGCTACCGGGTCTTTCTCCGGTTCGCTAGTCAGCGTTGGCGCGCTCAACATTTCATCTTCTGATAGAGCCATTTACTTTTTCCTTGCCCTATACTCTTTGAGGAATGCCCGCTGCGCTTCCGATTCTTCTGGCGTCTGTGGGAAATACTCAGCGGCATCACCTACCACTGATGGCGACATCAATCCGCCAAAAGGTGGCGGGGGCGCGTCTCCTGCCCTAGCGGCTTTCGATAACGGGGCTTTACCTTTTAGTTGTTTCTGCTTTGTAGTCGATACTTTAGTTCCGGCTTCTGTAGCAGTCTTCAACGGGTTAAACGAAGGAAGCTCTTTTGTCGTTTCTGATTTCATGTACGTTTTCTTGGCTTGTACCTTAGCTACCCAATCGTTAATTAGCTCCTGTGAAATCGGCGGTAACGCTTTTCCGTTGATCGTCGCCCCGCTTGCCCGCTTCTCTTCGTAAGCATTCGCCGTTTGCATAACTTCGTCTTGAACATGGAAATCCGCCAAGGTGGCGAACTTAGTTCCAGCTACGCCAATAGCCACATGATACGGGTCGTCGGCTTGTACGCTTCCCTGCGTGCGGTTCATTATCTGATCGAATATTCCTGGCTCGTAATCAGCGCCATCTAAAACCTTTTCGAGATTATCAAGGTACCCTTTTTGGTTTGAAATCCAACCGGGGTTTTTCTCTGTCGGTTTACTGAAATACCCATCACGTAAGCCGTTACGAAGTATAGTTCTATATTGCGCAATGCTTTGTTTCAACGCGCGTTTCTCGGCTTCCGTTGCGCCTACTTCTCTTACCTTCTTTATTGTTGGCAGGTTACGGTATAAGGCTACTTGGTTTTCTCTGAACGAGTCGGCTTCCTGAGAATTGTATTTTGCTAGCGCGGCTTTATCTGCGTCCTGTATTCGTTTTGCAGCGTCTTTATCTGTGTTTGCTTTTGCACGGTCAATGTTTTGCTGTTTCCAAACGCCGAACTGTTGTTGATCGGATACCAACCCCTTTAGCTGTTCTGTTAATAGCTTGTGCTGAAACGGGTCTTTCTTCGCGTCGATTGCATCAAGCGCCGCTTTCACGCTTGGTATCTTCGCGTTAATCTGCGTTAGCGAGTCAATAACCTGTTCGTTGTTCTGTCTGTCTATGCCGATCATACGGCTAGTCTCTTCCGCTTCCTGCGTGTTGTGCGCTACTTCGTAGGCTTCCTGTTTCTTTTGATTCATCCAACCGATGCGCGAATGCGCTAGTTCGTCTTGCTGCTTATAGTCGTCTGCCTCAAATACAGCCGTGCCGTCGTTAACAAGCCCTTCCCTAAACACTTTCATACCGCGTACTTGATCAAGCATCTCGGGCGCGTTGCGCGCGACGTTCGTTATAACGGCTTTTGCCATCTCTCTTTCAGTAGCGCGTTTATCCTTGAATATCTGCCCTTGCCCCATAACAACATCGGGCTTGGCTTCGATTACATTTTGTACGGCGCGCGTATAATCCTGAATGTTTGTTTCGACTTTTAACGGCGTATCCCAATCTTGCGGACCTTTAGCGCCGATCTGCGATGCCAGGGGTATGTAAGAATTTAAACGGTTCTTCCATAGTACAGGACCGTCTTGTACTTTCTTTTCGTGAACGTAATTAGCGAAACGCCCTACAGACGCCTCGTCCGCTGTTCTTAATTGCGGTTCCAACATCATCGTCGATTCGTAATTCAGTTTACCGTTTTGGTTTAGTTGATCGATATACGCTTTTCGATTACCCGCCAACTTATCGGCGTAGCCTTGTATCTGTTCATTAACGGGCGCTTCCGGGTCAACTGAATCGCGCGCTGTTATTTCTGCCGTCCAGCCTGCCGTTTTATAGTCGGTCGTAAAAGCGTCTGCCGAGTTACGGTCATCGGCTGTCTTTATAGCTTTTGCGTTTTGCGCGGCTAACCGGTCGGCTTGCGCCTGTTCGCGCTTATTCTGCGCCAGCATTTGACCGATATCACTTGTAGCTTGGTTCAACATGAACCTAGACATATATTGATCATTGGCTTGTGTTTGGTTAGCCTGGTCAGCTAGAACGTTAGCGCTACCTGCAACGGCGCTAGCGATAATCGAACCGCTGTTATCTTGTTGCGGAACGCCGACGTATTGTTGCGCGGGGCTTCGCTGATAGAGTTTAATTCTTGCCATTACGGAATACCAGGGGCAGGGAAGCCAGGCGCATAGCCAGGGGTACCGGTCGAACCGGCGTTACCAAACATACCTTTCAACGAACTGAAACCGCCGCCCCCAAAGATATTAGATAGTGAGCCTAAAGCCGACATAAAGTTATTCCCTTTACTTGCACTATCAACCATAGCAGCTTGTTGACGTTGCGCGTTGAACTGCATGTTAGCACCGATCATCTGTGCCCGTCCTTCGTTAGCTGCAATAGCCCCTTGCATCCTAAGAAGGTTAGCCTGCGCCATACCTCTACGTTGAATACTGGCTACGTCTGCCTGAATCATCTGTCGTTCTTTCTGCAACACCTTTAACAGTGGCATAACGCCGGAATGCATGTAGTCGATTGAATGCTGCCCGACCTTTTGTCTTCCTTCGACCGCGACTAACTTGGCTTGTTCGGCGGCGTCCATAAGAATAGCTTGCGTTTGATCGCTGTACAGCTTTTGCGATAAAGCTATGTTCTGTTGCTGTAGCCCTTGCGCCGCTTGGAACTGGGGCGCCATGCTATTGTAAATGTCAGATTGGCTAGTACCGCTGTCGCCCCCGCCAAACATCGAACCAAGAGCCAAACCGCCTTGAAGTATTGAAGGTATAGCCGCTACAGCGCCGCCCATTATAGTTCTACCTCGTTAAACCTTACCCACATTCTACAGTCTTCACCGCCACGGGTAAAGGCTTTCAAGGTTCCCTCACATTCAAACCCTACGGCTTTCATCCATTTATCCGTTTCATCGTCTGCGAGGCTAATCGTTTGTTGTCGCCGCATTCGGAATGTCTGAGCTATTTGTTTTAAATATCTCCGAATACGCCGGACATAGAAGACCGGATAATCTTTGACGTGAATCGACGGATAAACGTAAACTTCAAATACGCCTTCCCACTTCTGCCAATACCCGACGATAGCCAGAATCTTATCGTCAACAATCATCGTAAACAGTTGACCGTAGCTAGATACCGCTAAAACACTTTCATAGTTTATGTTCTCGCGTTCCCATGCGCGAAGTTCGATATCTTGCCAATGAGTCGGGTTAAATACTTCTTCGCGGCTATTCATCAGATGTTTCAAGGAACATGTCGAACGACAATACGGTTGAAGGCGTAGCAACGTTGTGAATGATTACTATACGCTTATTCCCCTCTTCCCATCTATCCATCTTCCTAACAATCTTCTGCCCTTCAAACAATGGTGTTGGTCTGTCGAATTGGTCACGGTCAAACGGTACTTGCTCTAAATGGTACGGGTTCGTTCCGAACTGCGTACCTACGGTTGTTAGGAACCGTATGCCGAACCTTTCGAGATTCCGTAGCTTGGCTTGTGCTGAACCGGTCACGCCGCCCGCGTCTAAGTTCAAAGACTCAATGCGCCCGGTGTAAGGACCGTAGCCAACCGTAATAATGCTGAACTGTCCTTCTAAAGTCGCTACACCGTTTTCAACGACTACGGGCGTATGCGGACCGCCATCGGCTATAACGCTAACCGTCTCGCCTTCTAAATGGTCAACACCTGAAACCGAATCGGTTGTAATCAACCAACCGCCAGCGGGCACCGTGTTCGTATTATCAAAGTCAACAATTACTCGCGCTTCAACTTCGTTAGGCGCCGGGATGCCGGTTATAACCGCCCGACCCCCGCCGTCGCCGTTAACGTCATACGACTTCCATATCTCTCGTCCGATCATAGATGAATCAAAGATAGGACCAGACGCAACAATGTTCGTTGTTCCGGTCGTTACGAACGGCGTTACGCTAACTCCAAGCCTGGCTACCGTTCCGCTGTTTGCGTCGTATGTTCCAAGCGATGTTGTATCAATTGGTCCGTTAACCGCTGTCAGGGTACCAGTTGTATCCTTCTTACGCTTACGCTTACCTTTTGGTTTTTCTGGCAACAGCACGTCGTTACCGATCAAGGTGAACGTACCGGCTGTAGCGTCGGCAACCGTGAAATATTTATTGTTCAACGCCGTAAGGGTTGTACAGCCAGTAATGTAAACGATATCGCCATCACTGTAACCGTGTGCTGCTACGGACAACACGCCAGGTGACGCATTTGTTATGGCGGTAATCGTTTGCGGCGTTTCTAAAGAGTCAATACCAAAATCGCTGCCATTGTATTGGACGCTCATATCGAGATGGATAGCGTCTTTCTGAAACTCGTACAACGCGTCACGGTAGCGCCGCTTATCGTTGTCCTGGTTAGTGAAGTCTTCGTACGTGTCTTCGCCGCTGTAGTAGTCATCGCGTAACGGGTACTTAGGGGCGTCGGCTATGTACTCAACAGAACGTACCGTACCAAAATACGGTATATTCCGTTCGACGATAAGCCATAGCTGATCCGATGAATCTGGGCGTAGCATAACGCCTGTCCACAACACGCGCCCTATGTCTACGGTTAAACCGTTATCGTTAACGTGACTACCCGCCAAGTAGTGACGGTGCCAACCAGAAATATCTTCCTTCTGTTGAAACGTCAAGCCGATCAACCGTCCGTCGTTTCGCGTTACCCAGATAGTATCAGGGTCACTTTGTTGATACGATAACTGTTTCAACCCCGATCTGGTCAAGTGTTCCGCTACTAGATGCCGGTTAGCCGTAGTGTAACCGTCGATCTGAATATCGTATTCCAGCGACCGCATACTAGTTAAGCCACGTTGAAGATAGAACAGGTTCTCGCCGTCGCTGACAGGGACCGTGTACGAACAGCCGAAAGTATTGACAGACTTAGCGGTAATAGATGTTGGGGAAATCGGTTCGTCTTCTGATGCGCCGTATACGCGACGTATGCCACTGAACGTTCCGACGCCTAAGAATTTCGACGTAGACGCTAACCAGGCTATGGCGTCTACCTTGCCGTGCAACGGTGTCAGGGTAAATATAATCCCGTCATCTGGGTTCAAGCCCTCTGAGAAGTCGTCGAATCGCGTGTCGCCGGTACTTGGGGAAGGTGAGCGAGATGTCCACACGGTAGACGGTCTAGCTTTGCTGCCGCCCATTGCTAATCGGGCAGAATCTATAAAAGCGCATGAACGCGGGTAATCGTCCGATGTAGAAATAAAATCGCCTGTTCTGGCGTAACTATTATCAAGCGTCCAGTTTATATGCGTAGTGCGCGTTAGCTTCCCTGGCTCATACTCTTGATGCGTGATGTACATTACAGCCGCGTCTTGGGCGTACTGTAAGAACGGTAAATGCTCTTCGATATACGGCGTAGCGATTTCATAGATGCGGGCAACGGTACCAAGGGCACCGGTATACGTTCCAACTGATGTTGTATCTACCGCTACGCCGAATACTGTTGTCAGTTCAAAAGTGTCAGTTGTCACGTTGACGACTAGATACGATTTCCCGTTTAAGCCTACAGTACCCGTCAACCCGTCGATAAACAGTTCGTCACCGTTACTAAAGCCATGCGCTGTTATTGTAAATACGCCGGGCGATGCGTTGGTCATTGACTCAACGGTAAGCGCGATCTCGGTTATAACCTGGTTATCTTTATAGAACCGAAAGAATGAATCCGTTGCTTCTATAAGGTACGCTTGTTGATCGCTGAACTGAAAGGGAATGAATACGGCTTTTCTATTTCGTCTAGTGTAGTTAACGAATACTGAACCGCTGCGATACCGCGCGCCGCCTTGAGGCAGACATATATAGTTTTGACAAATCGCCAAGCCTTTCTGAACAACAGGCAGATCTAACCGCGCCCGCATAAGTGGCGACAGTTCACCGCCTACGGTGTTTACGATTGTCTTGTTTGCATTCGGCATCGATTAGAAGTAGTCAGTATTCAGTATCGTCGGGTTGTCATTGAAAGATCCGCCGCCTGTCAGGCGTCGTCTCATATTCAGGATTCGGCTTTGTTCTATTCGGATAGGCGGTCGTTCGCTGCCGTCCTTAGCTATGGCGTCGGCTAGAACTATTTGCAGAACTGAGTTATTCGTTTTAATGATGTTGTCTTTCTTCGACAACATGTATGCCATCTCAACAGCCAATAGCCGCGCGACTACCATCACGAAGCCGGGCGACCATTTGTTTATGTCAGTAACATCTTTAACGTATCGAATAATAATCGAATTAGCGTCACTGTTGTAATGAAGCTGATCACCGCGTATATCGTAAGCGTCTTCGTAAAAGTATTCACTTTCGCCCCCGACGCTAACAAACGTGATCAAATCGTTCGGCAATTGATAAGTGCTAGTAAAATCCCCTTGACCATCACCCGTTCGGGGGATAGCTTGTTGAACCTTTGCGAAGTTCCACAATGAAAGGGTTAACCCGTACCGACGCGTTGCATGGTAATAATTTGCTGCGTTCCGTTCAATGTCGGTTGTCGGAGATTCGATAGAACGTATCGGCGCTTCCCCAATATAGCCAAGAGCCATATTGATTATGTTTATTGGATTATTAGGGGAAGTCGCCATTACGTTTGTGTGATCGACGAGGAAGGAAAGTTTTAACCTAGTGCGAAATCAAGGCGTGACGAAACCGTACCCGCACCTGAACCTACAGTAACCGCCGTTAAGGCGATATCGTAGTAGTCACGTTTGTTAAACGCGGTATGCCCTGCGTGCTCGTACAAGCGCCTACCGTAGTTCTCGATTGCAACAACAGAGAAACCGTTAGCCGCTGTACCGGGTATCAAAGCAGCCCGCGCGCTAGCCATGCTAATAGTGGCGCCGAAACACTCCCTATTAATGACTGCCCCCAGGCTAGTATCGTACAAACCTACATCCCAATCCGTACTACTGGTTAAGGCGTCATTAGCCACTAGGATACCTAGCGGGATAATGTTGTAGCCAAGACCGGGGAACGTTCTGTATACGCTCAAGTCATCGTCTGCCGCCGCAACTTCAAACGTATTGTAGATCACGCCTAGCCCCGCGCCAGCCGCGTAAAGATTACGAGTTAGCTGGAACGTTTGTACGTCTGTCGGAAGTACGCCGACGTTTTTATTTTCTACTGCCATGATTCCCCCTTATGGACTTGCGAAGTACATACGGGTAGACACGGTTACAGCGGCTGAACCTACAGTATCAGCGGTATACGCGATATCGTATTCCGGCAAAGACGTAGGGTTAGCGCCTTCAATAGTGTGACCGGCAAGTTCCCAAAGGGCTTTACCGTAGTTGGCGATATCAACAGCGTCCATACCGTCAAGCGCGGTTGCGTAACCGAAATCGACAGGTGATGCCAAAGTCTGTCCGGTCATGAACAAACCTTTGTTGATAACTGCACCTGTTCCGCCGTCGGCTGATTTAGGCTTATACAAACCTAATTCAAAGTCTGTGCCGCCGGTAACGGTGTCGCAAGCAACGGCAATGTCCAACGGAACAATAGTTTTAGCCATCGTCCAGATTCGATAAATCGAACCGTCATCGTCTGCCGCTGCCAGTTCAAAAGTACTGAAAGCGACTTTCAATTCCGTACCACCGGAGAACAAAGCCTTAGCGGGGAACTTCATTGAACCGTCTGTATTCCGGTTCGTATCTACATATTTGTTTTCTACAGCCATGATAGGCTACCTCAAAATTATTGTGTGATCAGGATATCGACCAAGAATCCCTTATAGATCGGTTGTAGTTACTTTCTGAATCAACTTACCTTCTGTACGGCAAGCGCCGATAGCACCGGTAATTTGAATCTGCGTGACGTTAATCATGTCGGCTCTGTCTTTAACAGTGATGCCCCATTCCTTCGTGATGCCGACAGCCATAGCGCCTTGCGCCATCAAGAAAGAAGTTCTGACACCGCCTGCTACAGCAAGCAATGGGAACTGAACAGCGGCGCCGAACGGGATCATTTCGATACCGACAGCGTAAGTCAAGTCGCCATCTTCAAGCTGATAACGACGTGAGAAGTCACCGCTAGTCAATGTGGCGATTTGAAGCATAGTGGATTCTTCGTCACCGGAGATACCCATACACTTCTTAAACTTACCGGTTCCTGGTACGACACCGGCTGAACCGATGTTACCTACTTCGTCGTCGGTAAAGTTCTGTTTGCCTTCGAGCAACTTAGCGAGCGTCAAACCGGCAGTTGCGTTAACTGTCCGTCCGCCATCAGTAGCGAAGTCGATTGTGGTAGAGAAGTCGCGACCAGTCGCAACGTCGGCAAACATGGCTTCGTAGATGACTCTATCGAATCGTCTTTCCATTGCCATTGCTGCCGCGTTAGCGTAGATACCTTTAGGGTCCGAAAGACGTGCGGTTACGTCAATCTCGTCTGTGAACAGAGTTACGTGGAAGAACCGACGTGGGATCTTACGTCTCCAATGTTCAATGTCGGTAGGCACTGATTGTGCGTGGCGTTCGTTCTGTTCTTCAGACTCGACCGGACCAACGCCGTCGTATGCCCAAGCTTCGCCCTTCATGGGCTGTGTAGTTACATACGGACGCAAGCGGGATTTGCCCTGTTGCGCCCGAACGTGCATCGTATCGCGAAACTGCGTTACGTAATGCGCAACGGACGATTCCATTACCATATGGGTTTTACCTCGTATGGTTGATAAGGTGTCAACTCTTTACGAAGCACTACCCGGTTTGTATTTGAACCTTACGGTTCGCACGGATGCTCTTACACTGTTTACGCTACCCGGCTACAGTGTCAATACACCGGACGTATGCTACTACTGTACCCTAACCCTTTTGTTTATTCAACTGTTCAAGCAAAGCATAGTTCTCGCGTACTTCCCGAACAACCCTGTCATGTTCGACGTGAGATGCGTCGAAGTACGCCGGGTGAGTCATCATCTGTCTTCCGCGTTCGCTGATTTTAACGGGGTCCATCATATCCGAACCGCTGTTAACGTTGTGCTGGTTGCCGACGCTATTATCTTCCCGGACGTGTTTCTGAATAGACGTATACAACATCGTCGTCAACATGCCCAACTGATCGCCAGGTAAAGACGGAATAAGCGCATGAAGTTCTGGCGGCATGTTACGCTGCGCAAACTTAGACGCCGCATCGATTACCTGTTGCGCGTTCTGCCCGTGCGTCTTGTTCATGTAGTCCATATACTTTTGGTCGGCTGTCTTGCCTTCCTCGATAGACGCCATAAGAGCGTCACGATGATTAGCCATAGTAGCTAACTCGAAACCTTTCTGAATCATCTTGCTTTGTTCTGGTCGTAGCCCGGCTTTCTGGAATACGCCTTTCATCATCTCAGCCATCGGACCTTCACGGGTCGAATTTAGAAACTCGATAACCGGTTTATCAATTGGCTGTGCGCCTAGTTCTTCCCAGTTCAACGTTTCAAATTCGTAGGCTTTCGGGTCTTCTGGAACGCCGATACTCTTGTTCCATTCCGCTATCTGTTCCGGCGTTGCATCAGGACCGGGAATTGTCGGGCGGTTGCCTAAGCTCTTTTGAAGTTCGTAGCGTTGTTTGAACAACTCCTGTACGGGGTTCTCAGTCTTCGCTAGATTCTTTACGTCTTCCGTTTCTCTGTATTCGGCAGGTACAAGCGACATGAAATCAACAGGAGGCGCTTGCCCTGCCGTCGCCATGTTGTAGCCGTTATCTGATGTACCTGTAGTTGTATCTACGCTTGATGTTCCAGCGTCATCCGACGTTAACGTTTCCTGTGTCATCTTCCTCTTTCTCCCTCGGTTTCGGGTCTTCAATTAAATGCCGCACGTCATGCGGTATGAAGTTCCGTATGATCACCCACAAATGCCGTTGTGCTTCATTTTTAATAAGCAAACGGTTTGACAGTTCGCCACTGCCAATAGCTTCTAATCCGGTCGTATGATAGCCACATTCGCGCATGATCAGGTTCAATACTAACTGACCATCGGGCGTTCGTGCTAACCTTTCAAACGCTCTGTCTAACTCTGTCGGTTGACGTTGCGCGTCGTTCTCTTTAGCTATCTTCTGTTTGATGTACTCGGTTAACGGGTTCGGTACTTCGCGTTCAAGCTCACCTAATCCCGATAACGGGTTCTCTACGTATTTAGATTCCACTACGCCGCCCTAGCCCCCATCTTACCTATCGCTGCTACCGCGTTCCCTGCATTCAACGCCGTCTCTGATTGCATGTTCTCAGCCATCATCTGTTGTTGTGCCGCTTGTTGTTTCGCTTGTTCATCGCGGAACTTCATAACGACTTCCATAGACTTGATAAGCGATGCAGGCGCACCGGTTAATTGTCTCGTCAATCTTACCAGTTCATCGAAGTCAATGTTGTCCAGAATAGACGGCGCTGCTTGTGCGGCTTGCATAACCATCATTAACAGACGCTCGATACCTTGTAGTTCTTCTGCTTGCATAATGCGCATAGCAGGCGCAATGTACGTAACCTTGTAAGCGTCACGGTTTTGCATGATTCGTTGTAATACTATTTGCGGTACAGTCTCAACGCCCATCGCTTGCGCGGCTTCCCATTCATCCATTGAATGCGGTACATAGCCAAAGAAGTTCCGGTTAAACAAGATGTTGAATGATCGTTCGATTAACGGCGTAAACAATTCGGCTATCTGGCGCGCGTATACAAGGTTCAACGATTGACCGCGAAGGTCGTTCAACATCGTTGCCTCGGTAGCTGTGATACGGCTACGGTCAGTTTGTAAGTCTGTCAGACGGTCGATAAAGAAAGCCATCTCAATGATGCGCGCCAGTTCCGTAATCCGTTGATACGTAGACTGCATCTCGGTAATCGTGATGATAGGTTCAATAGCGGGGCGGCTATTTGATTCTTGCGTCCTGCCGCCCATCTTCCTGTAGTTCTGCGCCCCGGCGCTGGTTCTAACTCGACCGTTACTCATAACGTCCGGGTCGTTAACAGTCATCGGCGGATTCAACATCTTCTCGGTTCCGACGATAGACGCTTCGCGGAACATATTAGCTTCAAGGATATCGGGCATCGCTTCCATAGCAGGAGAACGCCCGTATTTCTCGCCGGTCTGCCCTTTGTAGAAACGGGTAACTAGAATCGGCATTTCCCAGAAACCGGATTCTTTCAATACGTGATCATGATCAATCTCTATGTGGATAGACATGACCGGCATATTCTCACTGCCAAAGTTATCCGGTACGCCGTCGATCCGGGGTTCGATTGCGTGTAGAACGCATATCTTAGTTTCCGGGTCTTGGGCGTACATTTCCTTGGCTTTCTTGGAAACGTTCTTGTATCCAAACTCTTGAATCAGTTGCTTGACCGTCATAGACTTTTCGATATAAACCGTATCGACAAAGCCGTTCATGCCTTCGCCAATGCACATGCATTTAACGTCATACGCGCGATAGGTGATAGGTAACGCGTCATCGTCTGGATTCTCAAAGATACCTAAGCCAGCGGTACCGAACGCGCCATTGTCCGTTTCGACTTCCATCAAGGACGTAAGCAAGCCCGCGCGGTAGTTATCCATTACCGACGCCAGGCGCTTAGATGTTTTGTCGTACCACTTCTTTAGATCGTCGCTACCCGCTTCCTCGTTCGTCATATCGTCCGGGGGGTCGATACGAAAAGAACGCGGACCATTCGGATATAAAGCACCTAACAAAGACGCTGCCATAAGCTGATTGGCTCTTGGCGCGGTACCGTCGAATATTTGACCGGTGAGTATTTGCCCTTGCTGTAACTCCTGATTGAAGTTCTGTTTGCGCGACATGACAAACTCGCCTATCAGGCGATAAGTGTTTATCCACGGTTCTTTCTCCGCTTTCAGTTTCTTATGGCGCGAGACAATGCGCTGAACTTTCGATTCAGCGGGCATCTTCATTTCAGGTACAGCGGTATCGTACATTACGCCGCCTGTAAGAATCGTTGTCTCATGCTACCCGGATTAGTGTTCAAAAATGAACCGCCTGCGCCGAAATATGCGCCAGAAGATTTTCGGCTTCCTTGCGCCGTTTTCTTGTCTTCCATCTGCGCGTCAAGCTGCATCTGCATAAACTGTTGGTTCTGTTGCTGCATCTGCATCATCATATCGTTTTGCGACTTTGACATTGCCTGCATCATTTGCGCGTTCTGTTGCTGCTGTTGCTGCATCATCGCACCTGAGTTGTCTTTCTTTCCGCCACCGAATAATCCTGACATTACACCCTCCTATGAGTACGCGTGCAGTACCGTTGCAAGTGTTGCAAGATCTGCGTTGATTTGTGTTACCCTACTTTTAGCGCTACGAATGACCGGTAGTTTCGCTGGATCTGTTTCCAATTCTTCCGCAGAAGTGATTCGTTCTAAGGCGTTAACCACCATGCGATTGGCGTTAGCAATCTGCCCGGCGGCTTTATTCATCTCGGAATTTGCTTTAGCCATGTGCGCCCCTTATAGTAGATTTAACTCGCTGCCGCCAAAACTAAAAGCCCTGGTAGCCGTTGTTAAAGTAGTTACATACTGAATCGCCTGAAGATCCGCCGAAGCCGACGGTAGCAAAGTACTGTGTGTTGCTACGGTTACACCGTTTATTTTAAACACAACTTGCGATGGACTAGTAGCGTCTATTGTAAGCGTGTAAGTGGTGTTCGTAGCAATGGCTTGCGTAGTAGTCGTAGCTGTTACCGATCCACCGTTATTACAAGTAACTGTACGCCAAAATGCGGTGCCGTCCGTAGCTGGGCAGTACCGAAAGCCCATAAGGTTGTTATTGATTCCGGCGTCTTGGTTAGCGACTTGTGAATTGTTATCAGTCAGGCAGAACCATAGCCGTATGTTGGCTATAGATGCGCCTGTCCGTATCTTCATAGTGTAGATCGGTTTTTGTTCGTAGCTGGTTACAGCGCCCCCGCTATTCCATCCAGCAAGCGCACCGTTAACTGCGGTAGTGGTAAAAGTTGTAAACCCGCCCGTACTGTCGTTATTGCCATTAGTAGCGCTTGCGTTTTGTATGGTGGCAACGTAGTCAGCTAACAAAGTGGCACTGCCAACGGGTTCGGATGGGTACACGCGACGCGTAAAACGTGCCGCCGCTATATTCGTAGCGAGTACATAAGGATCTACAGAAGTAATCGCGTTGGCTGCTGTTACGCCAAGAACGTTCCCCAATGTTACCGCATTGGGGTAAGTCACCGTGGATTGTGATATGACGTTTGACCCGGTGGCAATAGGTATAGTGCCAGTTGCATAGGCATCCGCCCATGTCGTCGTAGTCGTTAGTAGGTTAGTACCGTTCGACCGCCAAAGAGTTCCAGCACTACCCACGGTGGCAGGTACAGTATACGGTGTTTCTTCAAAACTGTTACCGTCGCCGCGTAGCAACGTTCCGGTTGCACCCGTGTTCGCGGTGCTACCGGTACCGCCTTGCCCCGCTGTTACCGGTGCTGTCAGCCCGCCACCACCGCCCGTATTCCAACCGACAGCCGGACTGTCCGCGTAAGCCGGTAGCGCCAAAAGAATTGATAGAAATAAACCAGTCAACAACTTCATTGGATACCCTCTACTTGAATCGCGCCCGTAAGTATTGTCTTAGCTACAAGTTCTAACGTCCTGGCGTAAGCGATTATACCAAGAGCTTGTGACGTTGTTGGTAGGTCGGTTGCGTGAGTGTTGACCAAAACACCGTTAATTAGGAATTTTATAGACGCTGGATCGGTAGCATCTACGCATAGCGTGTAAGCGGTATTCACTGCGATTGCTGTTGTGGTCGCGTTGACCGTTCCGCCTACACCGGCATCATTTGTAAGTGTACGCCAAAATGCCGTACCGTCTGCGGCGGGGGAATACCTGAAACCCGCAAAATGCGTAGCTGGTAGATCCGCTGCTATCTGTGTTGCAACGTTGCTTGTTAGCCCTACGAAGATTCGCAACGTGGCTAGACTAGCCCCCGTTTTTATGTGAAAGAAAGCACGGG